TTTAGAAACCAGCACACATCAAATAGTAATAAGCATATGCAAGAGAACGCCAAGTATTACCAAATGTAGTTTTTGTAGGATGACCAGAAAAGGTTGTGGCATGAATAACATTACATATATAATTGCTTTAAATTTAATAGCGAGTCATACCCATGACTACTTATTTATAATTAGCTATAAAAACTTTGTACACAGCATCAGGCCATTAAATATGAGCAATTCCAGGAACCTTTGTAAAACAGAAATTATCAAGTTGAGTAGCTTGTTACATGATAATTTAGAGAACTTGTTATGTAGGAGCTATAAAAGTATTTGGCATTTTTTACTTTTGAAGCTTTAGCAAATAGTAAATACCAGTGCGCATTTGCTTGAACAATACAGTATCTATAAGTTACATAACAACAGAATTTTGCGTAGAATCAAAAGCACTCCCATCAATACAAATAGCTTTCCAACCCTGACGAACTTTTGATTTTATCAGATCTTTCAATTGATCTTTAGTCAACCCTTGAATGAAAGATGGACAAACACGCTTAACAATTGGCCAAAAAACAGTTTGTAAAGCACACAGAGCACCACATAAAGCCTCAGAAGGAACCATTATATTACGTGGACGATCATCACGATCAAACAAAAATCCTCTCACAACATTGAAAACATTTGAAAAATAAACTTAACCTGCTTTGACCATTGTCATGAAACAACCTTTTGCCTGTTTTTAACCTAACAACAAATTTGCAATATTTTAAATATATCTAATCTTCTTATTCTTATCAAAATTTTTAGCTTTTATGATTTAAAACATGTCAAACTATTGCAACTTCAACAATTATTAGTTCATAGCTTTACCGAACTATATAATTTGCTTTCCCATTTTCTCAGTGAAATCAACAACAACATCAGCACTAGGACTTAAATTACAAGCAAGCTGTCGATGATAGACACCATAAATAGCATTATGAACACTTTTCGAACTCCATTCATATTAAATCTATTATGACATCAAACTCCAACCAGTCATAGTACTTTTCGCAACTGTACTAACTTATTAACTATAAAAAACTGGCTATGGGTGCTTTCTCAACCAATCATTAACAATATCTACACTAGCATTTGAGAATTAACGATATTATTAACTAACTAAATAATCTGCAACATAAGGAACTTCTGGAACTGGCTTGACAAAGAAAGTTTCCCTTTAAACTGTAAATTTGGTGGCAGCAACAAACGGATTCTTGAACTTTTTGACAAATCCTAAAAACTATTTAATCAATGGAAGACGAGTTTCTTTAGTTGTCTTATTGTCAAAACGATGAATATCTTACATATCTTAGAACTTTCCAC